AACACTACGAATACAAACCTAGCTGCCACAGGTTCAACTCTTGACACTAAGATTAACACTACGAATACAAACCTAGCTGCCACAGGTTCAACTCTTGACGCTAGGATTAATTCCTTAAGCGGGTATGCAAATAATACTTTTATATCTGGAGTTGGAGTAGCAAATTATGTTGCTCGCTGGAGTAATACAAAAGAATTACTTACAGGTAGTATTTATGATTTAGGAACAGGAGTTGGGATAGGAACGACAAGCCCTGCTGCAAAACTTAATGTCTATGGTGGGAATACAGTTTTTAGAAATGATGTCGTTGGTGGTGCTTCTGCTGTATTTATAAGAAATTGGGCATCAAGTTCTTCTACTTCATTAACTTTTGGCAATAATCCTAATGATGATTCAAGTACTACATTAGATTTAACTGCTAATGTTTTTTCTATAACTAATTATGGTGATCCGGGTAGTTCTATAAAATTTGGCACTCGTAACGATTCAACGGCAGATATTAGAGTAACGATTGATCCTAGTGGAAGAGTAGGCATAGGTGCAACAAATTTAAGTAGCTTGCTTACCGTTGGTGGGGCTGGTTCGACAAACTCTTTTAGTGGTATAAGCTTTGGTCAAGATTCTCAGGCTAATTTATATAGAATATCTAGCTCAAGAATAAAAACAGATGGTAATTTTACAATTGATGGTCAAGGAGGAGGAGCTACTTCTTTAGTCTTAAATAGAAGTTCTACTTCTTCTGAGAATGGAATGGCTTTTTATACAGCCGGTTCAACTGATTGGTATTTCTATGTTGATAATGGTAATAATAATTTACAAATACAAAGGTCATCTGAAATTGATTCTGCTCCAAGAGTAAGATTCGACGGAGCAAATAGTAACGTCCTATTTAATCTAGGCGGTGGCAATGTTGGAATTGGAACAACACAGCCCGGAGGAAGACTTCATGTTTCTGGATCAGATGGACATGTCCTTTATTTAAACCAAGGAATTACTGGCGCACAAGGAGGTTTATATTTACAAAATGTAGATCAATTTGCTCTTTCTTCTGCAAGGCTTTACTTTATTAGCGGTGACTCAATACTTTTTACAAGAGGGGCAAGCAATTTAGCTTGGGCGGTATCTCAAAATGCAAACGTAGGAATAGGCGTAACTAATCCTTCTGAAAAATTAACAATTACTGGAGCGGTTAAGATCCTAACAAGAGATGGTGCTAATTTTAAAGTTGGAGATGGTTCAAATAATAATACATTTTTAGAATTTGATTATCCTGATATTACAACTTCTAGTGCTCATTTTAGAATATTTAGGAATACAAACACAGTAGGTGGAAAGTATTTTCAAATTTTTAAAGGAGATGGTACTGCAACAAGTCAGACGCTTTTAAATGCAAATGGTGATTCTCATATAAATGCAATTGCAGGAAATTTAGGTATAGGTACGGACAGTCCAAATCATTTATTAAATTTAAGCACAGCAACTTCTGATACTTCTATTGGTTTATATACAACTACTTCTAATACAAGTGCTAGAAATTGGTTAATCAGCGCAAATGATTTAGCATATGGAGATTTTTCACTCAGACAATCATTAGCTATAAATGGAAATCCTCGTATATCTGGAGTTTCAAGATTTTATATAACTAATAATGGAAATATAGGAGTAGGCACGGTTAATCCTAGTTACAATTTAGATGTAATAGGAACAGTTAGAGCAAGTGGAGAATTAATTAGTGAAGGAAATAATGCTAGAATTTCTTTATTTAGACTTGGTGGAATAAATTATTTCGATTGGGCCAGCGGTCAAAGTTTATATTTTAGCACAGAGTCTTCTGTCGGTGGTGCTGGAAGAAATACTGTAATGAGTATTACTTCTGGAGGGAATGTTGGAGTTGGTACAGTTAATGCCGTTGCTCCTATTCATATTGGTGGTAACGCAAGCAATAATAACCCTTGGATGGTGCTAGATATTAATGATACTTATTTCAAGAGGATAATATTTTCAGAGGAAAGATCCGCTTACGGAACTACTGGTTATGGAGGTTATATTGGTTATGATGCTGATAATAATTTAGTCTCTCTTGGAGTGTATGAAAACAGCGGTCAGAATAGAGTTTTAAATATTAGAAGAGAAAATGGAAATGTTGGTATAGGTACAACAAATCCTAACACTTTGTTAAATGTACATGGTGCTGGTCCATTTGTTAGAATTAATAATACAAGCACGAATGATCAAGGAATAAAAATAAGTTATAACAATTCTGATACTCATGGATTACATTTGCTTTATAATGCAAATAGTGCTGTATCTTATATTGATAATACTTATCCTGTTTTATCTACTTTTGTATATGGTGATATCTATTTTAGACAAAATGTAGCAGGGACGATGACTACTCGTATGACCATCAAGGCAGATGGTGGTAACGTAGGTATAGGTACAACAAGTCCTGTTGGAAAGCTCACTGTACAAGGCAACATAGAGGTTAATTATAATTCTATAACCGCAGACAGTTTCGTTCGTAGGTCATTCCTTACGCCACATGCTGCAATAAATAGAGGATCTAATATAGCATTTGGCATAGTCGATGGTGGTGGCCTAGCGGGAATGACAGTGTATAATACGGCATCAAGTGTAGCAGGATATAATTCTCAGTTTATTGGATTTAATACTCACGAAGGGAACGTAAGCACAGATGAAAGAATGCGTATTACTCAATCGGGGTATGTTGGTATAGGGACTTTTGCACCTTTAACTTTACTTAGCGTAGGAACAGAAGGATCAACTAGCGCAGTAAACGGTTTGACTTTTGGAGGTGATGCTCAAGTTAATCTTTATCGTTCTGCTGAAAACGTACTTAAAACTGACGGTAGTTTAATAATAACTGATTCTTTAGGTCTTGGAATTTCTCCAACTCAAAAACTACAAGTTGATGGAGTAGTAGGAAATCCTGCTTTAAATGGTACAACTCAAAGTGGCATATTTAGGATTAGTAACACAACAGATAATGCAGTTTTAGATTTCGGTATTAGAGCAGGAGGTTTAGGCGCATGGATACAGTCTACAGATGAAACTAGTTTATCTGCAACTTATCCACTTTTATTAAATCCAAATGGTGGCTCAGTTGGAATAGGTATAACCAATCCATCAGGTCAACTACACTTGAAAAACATGGGATTCACTAATCAAGATACAGTTCCTGATACTAATTTATTTCCAAATGCCTCTGGAGTTTTTGGTTTAGTAATGGATCATGATGCTTATACAAATGGTTTGTATAGGCATAGATTTATAAAAGTAGATCGTTCTGCGAATATACCTTTATATTTGCAGCAAGCAGGAAGTGTCGCTCATCAATACATAAATCTAGTAAGGTTCGGCACTCATTCTCAGTCTACTGATACTTTTGAAGTATTTGGTGATTCAAGAATAAATGGTAGCGTTAATGTAACCTCAACTTTATCAACAAGTGGAAGTATAAATATAGGAACAGATCTTTATGTATCTGGTCAATTGGGAGTTGGAGTTCCAATTGCCAATAAAAGACTTAATTATGGTGCAGAAATTAAAGCCAATAATTTTTCAATTCAATTAGTTTTAGGAAGAATTGGTGCAGTCTCAGGACTAGGCGCAATCGGAGCAGATGCAAATAATACTTTTGCTGTTTGGAATGTTAGCGGTCAAACTACAAGACAATTTGTTGTTACTCAACAAGGTAATGTAGGTATTGGATCTGCAAGTCCTGTTTCAAGATTAGATGTCAATGGTACTATTGCTTTAAGTGGTTATTCATTTGCTGATAGGTTTGCGGTTTATAATAGAGTATGGAATCCAGAACTTCCATCAATCTATTTAGGAGATAGCAGCGATCCTACTAATTATTATGACAATACTACTCATATTTTTAGAGCAAGAGGAGCTGGCGCAGAGAGAATGCGCATCACGACCGCTGGAAACGTTGGAATAGGTAGTGAAAGTCCAACTCAAAAACTTGATGTAAGCGGAACATTAAAAATAAAATCAGCAGGGACATACTCTGATCCTACTGATAACGCAGGGTTCTTAAATTATGATACAGTTGGTGGAATATTTACACTTTCCGCTAGGAGTGATGGTGGTAATACTTATATGGCCTTCAGAACTTCTAATGGAGGTACTGGAAGCGAAAAAGTTAGAATAACAAATAATGGCCTCGTTGGAATTAGTTCAAATGCACCTACTGATTTTCTAGATTTCGGCGGAGCAGGTAAAAATATTGTCTTTGGTTATGCAGCTTATGGCGAAGTATTAAACAGTGCAGCCTCAATCATAGGTAATAATGTAAAAGCGTCTCCTACAGCAAATTCTCAAGTTCGTCGTTTTGCAAGTGCAAATGATCAGGGTAATTTTATAAAGTTAATTTATAATAAGGGTGTTACTTTCCATACTAATATAACTTCTGCTTTAAATACCGATATTTCCGAAGATACGAATGAAAGAATGCGTATCAATTTAAGTGGTGACGTAGGCATAGGTACGCTTTCTCCTTCTGGAAGACTTTCGGTTGATTTTGCTGGGATAAGTGCATTTAATGTTTGTGATTCCCTTTCTTCTAATGTTAGAGTGACAATTGGAACAATTAATAATGCTGGAACTACTTATGGGTTAATGCAAACTTATCAACATAACACTGATGTTGCTGGAGTAAGTCCATTAGCCATTCAGCCCCTTGGTGGCAATGTCGGGATAGGAATAACAAATTCTCCTGCACTGTTTCACGTTTTTAGCCTCGCTGGTAGATATATTAATTTCACTCCTACTTCTATATCTGGGTTATTAATACAAAGGAATCAAAACATAGCCTCTCAAGGGACAACAGTTTTAACTTTAGTTAACGCTCAAGGTACAGACACACTTGCTAATCGTGGAACTTCTTTAAACTTAGACATAGGTTATGGTGGAACTAGTACTACTACTGCTGGAACCATAGCAAGAGGAGCGAGAATTGCAGCGTTAAATCATAGTCTTTATGATGCAACAGCCGCAAATCAAAATGCTTACCTTTCTTTCTATACTGCAACGGGTGGAACCTTAACTGAAAAAGTTAGAATAAAAGGAGATGGTAACGTAGGAATAGGCACTACAGCAATAGACGCTAGATTAGTAGTATTAGGAGAAATGCAAGTTAGTTCTGATACCGTATATACAACTCATTTTAATTATGGAAATATTGGATTAAACTTCATAAGTACAGCAAACGCAGGTGCTACATATTTTAGAGGTAGTGACAATGCCGTTACTGCGATGGTTGTAAATGGGGCTGGCACCGTAGGCATAGGAGTAGCTTCTCCTGCAACAATTTTAGGCGTTGGCGGCGCAGGTTCTACCTCACCAGCAAGTGGTATAACTTTTGGAAACGATGCTCAAGTTAATTTGTATCGTATTTCAGAAGATGTCCTTAGAACAGATGCTAATTTAAATGTTCTTGGTTATGTTAGTGTTGGTAGTTATATATATACATCAGCTTATCTTCAAGTAGCTCAAGGTAATATATATCCCGGAGGATACACTTCTGACCTTAACTTAAACATAGGAAATACTGCTGGAAATAACTGGGAAACAGCAATAAAAATTAGGCCGGGATCTTATGTTGGAATTGGCACAACTCAACCCAGTGGTAAACTTCATGTCGTTTCAACAGTCGCAGGAGAAACGGTCCTAAGAGCGGATGGTACAAACGGAACTCTTTTCTCAGTTACTGATGATCTTAGCGATTCATTAATGTCTGTTAATAATTCAGCAGGGCTTCCTATTTTTGAAGTCTTTGCTGATGACAGAATTGTTGCTGGGCAATATGGAAGTGGCGATTTTGTTCTTGTTAATAATAAAGTTGGAATTGGAACTTCTAATCCATCTTACAGATTAGATGTAAGAGGCAGTGGTGTGAATTCCAGAGTTGGTCTAATGGAATTTGGA